AGGAAGTGCCGCCCTGCAATCGCTAATACAATGAAAAGAAGGAGACTCTCTTTAACTGCTGTTCTGTCATTCTTAAACATGCTTAGAGCTTGGGCGCAATCCACACTATCAGGCAAGGCTGCATTCGTATCTCAAGAGGAAGCTGAGAAAAGGGCTGGCATTTGCGCTAATTGCCCGTTTAACACGACTCTACAGTTCTCCTGCGGTGCTTGCATGGGTGCAGTCCTAACGCTGATACACGGCATCCTCGGCAAAAGAAAGACAGAACTAGACAATAGCCTTGGAGCCTGCCTGATCTGTAGCTGTTCGCTTAAAGCTGCGGTGCATGTCCCGGTTGATGTGCAGCGAGAGGGATTAAGTGAGGAATTGAAGAACGACTTTGACGAAATTAAATACTGCTGGAAGAGAGTTGAGAAATGAATTTTTTACATGAACGAGACTTTGGTGACATCATTCTAAGCCTATCGGCAGTTCAAGCCGCTGGTGGCGGGGACTACTACATCCAAAACAATCCGAATGCAGTTAAGATGCTCAAGCCTCTGATAGAACTGCAACCATATATCAACAAGTGTGGTGAAAAGAATCTACTGAAGATAGACAAGTCGTTCGTTGATTTCAGGAAGCAGGGATTGCCTTGGGGCGTTCAGCTTGCAGAACTTCACGCTAGATGGATTAACCAGCCAGTAGACTTCTCCAAGCCTTGGCTATCCGTTCCAAAAGATAACAAGTTCCGAGGCAAGATTATTGTTAACAAGACTCAGCGATACGCTAACCATATATTCCCTTGGAAAGAACTGGTTAAGTTTATCGGTGGAAGAATGCTATTCGTTGGACACGATCACGAATACGAGTTGTTTTGCAACAGATTCGGTAAAGTCGAAAGACTCTTAATTAAAGACTACCTAGAACTTGCTATCGCTATCAATAGTTCTGATTGTTTCATCGGGAATCAGAGTTCCGCGAACTGCGTTGCAGAGGGATTAAAACACAGGACAATTCAAGAAGTTTGCTTATGGCAACCGGATTGTATCTATAAACGAGACAATGCTACATTTTGCTACGATGGCACAATCAATACGAATGTTGCAGGGACTAGTATAAAACTGCAAAGCGGACTATTGGATACAACGGTAAACAAGGCTCAAACTCCTGCTGGCGATTGGAGGCTAACAGTCAACGGCAAGACGATTAAAAGCTATGCGATTGATGTCATAGTAATCGAGGCACAGAGCAGAGGCGTTATCGGAACTAGGCTGGAGATTGAAGATATGATTGTTAAAGAGACGCTTCCTAGCATCGGAGGAAACAATGTATCTGAACGACTGGCTCACGACATTCAAAGAGTTAGAGACTTAATAGGATGAACGAAGCTAGTAAGGCAATGCGCCGAAGACTGATTGAAGACGAGCTAGGCATCTTCAACTGGAGTGAGATATTCACAGGCAGTGGGATTGATGTAGGCTGCGGACCAGACAAGATTTGGTATGATAGTTGCAGAGCATTTGATCTTGAGCATGGAGACGCGAATGTTATATCGAAATACTTTACGAATAAGTTCGATTACCTACATGCCTCTCAATGTCTGGAACACATGCACAATCCGTTTCACGCTATCGTGGAATGGCTGAAGATCGTCAAGAGTGGTGGACATGCAGTTGTATCAATTCCAGACTGGGTTCTCTACGAAGGCAGAGTATGGCCCTCACGCTACAATCCAGATCACAAAAGCACATGGAGCTTCACGCATGAATCAAGTCCTGCACCGCATCATGTTCACATCCCGAAGTTCTTGGAATACCTAAAGCCATACGCATACGCAAAGAGAGTTATGCTTATCGACAATAATTACAACTACGCACTAAGCAAAGACATAGACCAAACATTTGTGGAAGCTAATGGAGTTGAGGCGTTTATCGAGTTAGTTTTATGCAAGTTGTAATCGTTAAAGCTAAGTCGCAAGTCAAGGAAGTTGATAGGCTTGTTAAATACTGTAAGCAGTTAGATGGAACTATCGTCAAAATTATCCAGAATGACGAGAAAGTTACAAGTTATCCAGAGCGTAATAATCACGCATTACAACAGGCTTTTGCGGTTATGGGGTCTAAACCTTTTATTTGGATGGAACCAGATAGTATTCCACTAAAAAAGGGATGGGCTTCCAGTATAGAGAAAGAATATTATAGTCTCGGTAAGGATATTATGATTTCCAGCGATACCCATCCGCCTCACGATTTAGTCGGCGGGATTGGAGTATATGGAGGGCTTGCAGGAAAACTAATACCTGCTGGGATTAGCAATGAAGGGTGGGATGGCTGGATGATTAAAAACATCAAACCGTTAATATCATTTACTCCTCTGATTCAGCACTCATACGGAGATTACTCAAGAGGATGCCAGCCTCATATGTTCCCAAGAGACAGCAGGATGATACGAAGTAATTCCGTGATCTTCCACAGAGACAAGTTTCAAGGACTTATTGTTTAACCATAAACTGCCTTAAACTTGCTGAAGCATTGCTTCCAGCCTTTGCTATCAGACTTGTTGTTTGGATTAAGAGCTTTCGTCGCAGTTGTGCTGTCTAGGTTCAAACGCTCCCGTGCAAGAGCTAGAAGCCCCATCCCTGCGTCCGCAATGTCGGGCGAGATACCGAACCGCTGTTTCATCTCAGACTTAGGAAGAACCTTGATACGAAGAGCGAGATTCTTTTCTCCGTTAGGATCAAGTTTCCGCATACACATCTCTCGCATCAGATCGTCGCCAATACCTTTGACTTGACCTGTCCGCATATACTCTTTCGCGGAATACCAAATCTCGGATACGGAGTTGACATACCTATCGTGAGACGGGGTTGGATCGTAGGCAGACACGGGCTTCTCGGATGCTCGTCCACCAAATTGAAGACCATATACATCTTTTGACCATGCTACCGAGATAAAATCTCCTAGCGGTCCACCAGCTCCAGACTTGTCGTAGCCTGCGTTCTTAGGCTGAACACCTCTCGCTAGACATTCATTACGGAACCATTGCACAACCTGCTGCGATCTCGTCATGGATTGGTCGGTCACATCTTCTTGGAAGATCAGATACTCGTCATACTCTAGACCCTTGTATCCGTGAGGCTCTGCGAGCTTTCCTACAGTCCCAAAGTAGAGAACAGTTCTATCTCCACCATTCGTGAATGACGGATCGAGGAACGCAACCTTAACCTTCTCGTTATCCAACCATACAGCCTTATCAGTTGCCTTAGAATTTAGTATCTCTATTTCTGAGTAAATCTGATCGGTAATACCTGCTGGACACCAGAATCCGCGATACATCCTCCAGAACGATGCGGTATTCTTAGCCTCCTCTGGAATCTTTTCAAAGTCTGCCGGACCTTCCATCCAAGAATAAATCTTCTTCTTGGCAATCATGTTCGGATTCTTGACACCATCGAAGTGCAAGCAGACTCCACGAACCGTATCCCATTGCTCGTCTTCAACGGTGATGGATTCCCATCCGTCTTTAGGTTTGGCGAACTTGCCGAAAGCATCCACATACGAAGCAGGGTTAGAGATACCGATAAACTGGAAGCGTTCGCAACCCTTGGACAAGTTGAAGAACGCAACCTCGGTAATAGCCTCGGATAGCTCTGAAAGCTCGTCAGCAACGAAGATAACATTCTTGTTGTGGATACCCTGCATCTTGCCTGTAGCGTCACGCTCCTTCTTCTTCTCGCCGGGGATGAGGACGATGCCAGAAAGGTCAGAACGCTTGCCGTCTTTCGCTACATAACTGATCTTATTCTCGGAATCCACTAGCTTGCCGGGTAAACCAAGTTGCTCGCAGACTCCCCAGTATTTCGTGATCTTGCCCCAGATACGCTGCTTGGATGCTTTGATTGTAGTGGAGGTAGCAAGGACTGTTGTATTCTCAGGATCGGCTATGTAATTAACGATAGCCCAGATTGCGTAAGCCTCCGACTTACCGCAGCCACCAGAGCCAGCGATAGCTAGGTATTCGTGATCGCAGGCGGCTCGTATCATTTTTTCAGCCCAAGGATGCCAGATGAAGTTAACAGCAGACTTGCTATCCTTCTCAGGCCAAAGAGCAATAGCGATCCGTTTGAAGTGATGGAATATATCGTATCCACCAGTATCTTTCGGAATCCTGCCCTTAATTTTTTCACGGAACATCGCAAGCTCGACAGCTATTTGATGTGTTCCTTTTTTCCAGTTGAATCCGTATAAGTGAAGATAGCCCTCTATGGGATCACCGTAAATTGGCGCTGAAGTCATTTAGCTCACTTTACAAAAATATAAAACTCTTTCAATTATTTCTTGCAAATAAGTCATCTTATAGTAATCTGAGTTTAGTGATGAACATACTTGGAGATTTTCTTTTCAAGAAAACAAACGCAGAACTTTATATTGACGAGCATCGTCAGGCTGTTGTATTTGATATAACTGTTAGACCTGAAGATTATGTCAACGGAACAAACAATCACCCTACAAAGTCTCCTCTTGCTTTGGCTCTGCAAAGGTCACTTGACGGAACTTCGTATCGGGTGGAAAGAGCGGGTCTTAAAGCTCTCATTATTTCTCGCGGTATTTACCAGTTTGCTTACTTTATGCCTCGGAGGGTGTGGAGGAAGGTAAGCTGCCTAGAGTTCGGTGACAATCCACCATCCTCACCAATCAAGTTCACTGCTGAATTTGAGATGATTTTTTAATCCTATGAAGCTAGTTATACCTGTATCCAAGCATGACCGTCATTTGATTCCGCAATTCATCAAATGCCTAGATAAATATCCGATGGGGACTGAGCATGATCTTTTGATTATTGGCTCCAAGGAAAACCAAGAAGTCATCCTAGATTTCGAGAAGCAGATCAAACACCTGTTCGACTCCTCAGAAACTCACATCATTGCAGACACGATGCTAGGTTGGCCGATGTCCTGTAACTTCTACTTCCAGCAGACTTGCGCTCATCTCCGCAAGGACAAAGAGCTGGATGCCTTCATGTGGCTTGAGCTGGACACGGTTCCCGTCAAAGAAGGCTGGCTCGATTTAATCTCTTTCGAGTATTACTCAGACACAACTAGAGCCGTTAAGGAGAAGCGCGATCCAATGATTTACCTTGGAGCCAAGGAGCGTGTCTATGAAGGAAGGAATGGCGAGCTAGTTCCAGAGTCCGTAGCAGGACACAAGATGGCACAGGTTGGAGTGTATTCCGCAGAAATATGCGATGCACCTGTATTGAATTCCTTGTCTTTAACTAACAGGCATTGGACGCATGTAATCCAATGGTATGTCGTTAAGGAGTTAAAAGATTCTCCACTAATTCAAAATAACTGGAGAACAAAAAATTATCGCTATTCTAGCGGACAAATAGTATGTGATTCTGTAGCCAATTTAGCTTGGGATGTTCATTGGAACAAAGCCGTAAGCGAGGATGCAGTTCTCGTTCACGGGTGTAAAGATGACTCACTTGTTAAGTTGTTGTTGAACAATAACAGCAATGAGGATATGAAACTTGTAAAGAACTTGACAGTTGAGGAAGCTACAGAAATCGCCGAGGAGATTGAGGATGAGGTCGAAACAACCGAATCCGAACTTGATAGGAAACTAAAGATTTACCAAAAGCGACTCGCCAACTTAAAGTTCTTCCAAAAGAAACCTCCAAAGGAAGACAATAAATGAGCGATAGACTAGAAACACTTTCAGCCAGTGGGAAACCTCCGGTATCCCGCATTAAGGACGCTAAATCCGCCTATGAGATTTGGGAGACTCTACGACGAGCAGATGCAGTCTCGGCATTTGACCGCAGCAAGATTGA